CCATTGTTCTTGATATTATCAAGGAACAAGAGAGTAAATGTTATTAATATACAATAATCGTGTATAAATGAATAAATATATTAGAAATGATGGGGTTATACAACGATATATGAATAAATATCCCCCCGGGGGTGTCAAAGGTGATTTTTTAAAGCTCCACGATACCAACTGTGCACCTCCATGTATAATTTATTCCCACATCAACTTTTGAAAGGAGGTTTTTAGATGCCAACACCGTCAAAGCCATTTACTGTGCTAGAAGGAGAGGGAAAATCTCACCGCACCAAAGCCGAATTGAATCAGAGAAAACAAGGAGAAGAAGCTCTTGCTACCGGAGTTGCATTAAAGGAACGCTCCGAGGTTCAAAAAAATAAAGTCGCGCATAAAGAGTTTGAAAGAATAAACGATTTACTTGAAAACATAGGTAAAAATGATGCTATTTATGAGGTAATTATAAACAGATATTGCATAATGGTTGCCGAATGCGAAGACTTAATAAAAAAACGGGAACAGTGCTACAAAATGATAAAAAGGCTCGATCAATGTTTTGATGAAGAGATTGCCAACACACCTGGCGAAGCAAAGGCTAAATTGATAAGAAGCTACATGGCAAATTACAACGATGCCTTAAAATCCTTATTTAATTGCGATGCCTATATTCAAAGCAAAAGAAAGATGCTACTCGATATTGAAAAAGAAAATATCATGACAATAGCTGCTGCATTAAGGAGCATACCTAAGAAAACAAACAACAAGAAGAACGCATTGCTCGAAGCACTGGGCGGTGATTAATTGATTATTGAGAGCAGGGCTTACCAGTATTGCCTATGGGCATTACAAAAAGACAATGATAAAGTTCCAGTGTATGTGAAAAAGCAATGCCAATCATGGAAAGATATTGTAGACGGAAAAGACGACATAGCATATGCAGATGAAAACACATACGAAAAAGTAATAAAGCTTTTAAAACTAATGATTCATCCGGATTTACATAAGACACTGGACGGAGCATTAGAAACATATGCAATGTTTTTCATAACCGCAGTGTTTTGTACTAAGATGTACGATGAAGATGACAACATATTTATTAGATATTATGAAACTGCAGTATTGAAAATAGCGCGCAAAAATTTCAAGACATTTAATTCGGCAGTTATATTTATATTGCTAATGCTCACAGAACCTAAATTTTCTAGGTTCTTTTCTGTTGCGCCAGACTTAAAACTTTCAAAAGAATTACAACTTGCATTGAAGAAAATCATAAAATCAAGTCCACTGCTTAGTGATGAGTTAGAACCGGTATTTAAAACGCTACGGTCAGAAATAAGATGCTTACTTACTGAGAGTGAATATACACCACTTGCATATAGTGAAGATACCTGTGATGGTAAACAGCCTAATGGTTTTCTTGCAGATGAAGCAGGAGCAATGGATAGTTATCCTGTTGAAGCCATGAGATCTGGGCAGATAGCATTAATAAATGGACTTGGAATAATAATCAGCACGGAGTACCCAAATGACAACAATGTAATGGTTGACGAAGTTGATAAGTGCAAAAAAGCACTTGACGGACTAAGGGATGACAAAAGAATATTTTCGCTACTATATGAACCAGATGATTATTTACTACACGATGATAAATGGCAAACAGATGATTTATGCATATATCAAAGTAATCCCGTTGCTATAGACATTAAGCGTATTTATAAAAAGTTAGTAGGAAAACGTGAAGATGCTATAGTTTACGAAAACAAGCGAGAAAACTACCTTTGTAAGCACAATAACATCAAATACAAAGGCCTAGGTGTTGAGGGATATGTCCATATCGATAAGGTTAGAGAATGTAAGAGAGATTCTAATGACGAATGGTGGAGAGGCAGAAAAGTATGGTTAGGGCTTGATTTATCTATGTCGGACGATAATGTCTGTGTGAATATGGAAACATACGATGGAACCTGTGTTGAAGATTGCGACCTGTATAGCAGGACATTCGGCTTCATACCAAAAGACAGGATTGAATATAAAACTAAGCGAGAGGGTGTTGATTATCAAAGATTAATAAAAAATGGTAGCTGTTTTGCTTGTGGCGATGAAGTAATTGATTACACATTCTTAGAAGGATTTATTCTTGGATTAGAGGACAAATACGGTATTGAAATAGTACAGCTTGGATATGACAAGTGGAACGCACTTAGCACTGTCCAGAAACTAGAGAACCAGGGCATTGAATGTGTTGAAATAAAGCAACATTCAAGTGTATTACACTCTCCGACAAAACTTTTAAAAGAGAAGATTTTGAGTAAAAAATACCACTACGATGATAATCTAATGCTTGAAATTAACTTCCAGAATGCACGCTGCACCGAAGATACTAACAGAAATAAATATGTCAATAAGAAAAAGTCAGCAGGCAAGGTTGACCAGGTAGTAGGGAACATCAACTCAACCTATCTGATAGAACAAAAATTGCTATATGGCAACAATGGCTTTGTAGCGCAATATTAGGAGGATGAATAATGGAATTAGAAAAAATGAGCGAATTAGAATTTGTTGTAAAGAGTGCAATTAAAAGCAATCAGAATTTAATGCTGTTTATTGAAATGCCTGAGTTTCCGAGTCCAGAAATGATAATTAACCCGGTTGAAAATCTTGAAAAGAAGCTTGAGTATTACAAAAATACTTACGATGATAACCTTGAACACAAGCATGCGAAAGGCATTAAGATTATTGCGTATTCATTTTGTTAATTATCGAAGAAAGCAGGTGAAAAATTGGGATATATCAGAGACAGTGCAAACATTTTAAAGGCGAGAGCTGAGCCAGAGAATAGAGCGGAAACGATGATTGATGAAACCGGAATCGATAGTACATTATTGCAAGCATTACTCGGAAAGACTAATGTCACAAAGAAAGAAGCGCTGAGTATTCCATCGGTGCAAGGGTGTATTAAATTCGCCGCGGATACCGTGTCAATGCTCCCGATCAAGTTGTACAGGGATAACAATGGAAAAGTTGAGGAAATCAAAGATGATAGGCGCGTGAGATTGCTAAACGACGACACAGGAGATACCCTTGACGCAGTGCAGTTCTGGAGGGCAATGATCGCTGATTATTACCTCGGAAAAGGAGGGTATGCATACATTAATCGTGGATTTGGTAGCTTTGAAAGTTTACACTATGTGGATGAAGGTTGCATTTCTCATATCAAAAACGTAGACCCAATATTCAAAGACTATGACTTAATGGTTAATGGGATGCCATATAAACCGTTTGAGTTTTTGAAAGTCCTAAGGAACACAAAAGACGGCTGCAGAGGGGAGAGCATAATCGAAGAAAACTCACTTATGCTTAGCGTGGCTTACAACTCATTGATTTTCGAAGAAAATCTCGTCAAAAAAGGCGGTAATAAGAAGGGGTTCCTGAAGTCAGAGAATAAATTGGAAGAGCCGGCAATGACAGCTCTGCGAGAAGCATATGCAAGGCTGTATAGCAACAACTCCGAGAACGTAGTCGTTTTAAACAAGGGAATAGATTTCCAAGAGGCTTCAAATTCCTCTGTAGAGATGCAATTAAACGAGAATAAGGAGAGTAATTCCTCTGAATTATGCAAATTATTCTTGTTTCCGGTTAATGTTATCGCCGGAACAGGCACAGAAAAAGAGTACAACAATGCCTTTAAAATGGGCGTTATGCCACTACTAAGGGCGATTGAATGTGCTTTAAACCGCGACTTCCTACTTGAAAGCGAGAAAAAGACATCATACTGGGCGTTCGATACCAAGGAAATGTTAAAAGGCAGTTTAAAAGAGCGTTACGATGCCTACGCGGTGGCAATTGATAAGGGATTTATGAAAATCGATGAAGTTAGGTACATGGAAGACAAAGAACCTTTTGATATCGATTGGATTAATCTTGGCCTTAACTCGGTATTGTATGATACGAAAACGCGTCAGGTATATACGCCAAATACCAACGAGATACAGAACATGAATAACGTTAAAAAGAAAGAGGGTGAGGAAATTGAAGATTGAAATCAGGGCGGACAATAAAGCGCAGATCACCGGATACGTCAATGTCACCGGAAAGAGATCAAGACCGGTAATCACCCCAAGGGGGAGATGTATCGAGGTAATCGAAGAAAGAGCCTTTGGAGATGCGATTGATAGGGCCGGGAATATTAATGTCACGGTAGATCATGACAACACGCATATCTATGCAAGCACAGAAAGCAAAACACTCACACTGAGAGAGGATGCAATAGGGCTTCATGCTGATTTATTAATCGATGATCCGATCATTATCGATCTTGCAAGGCAAGGAAAGATAAAAGGGTGGTCATTCGGCATGTATAATGTCGTTGACGACATGGAAGAGCGAGCCGGAGAGCTGCCGATCAGACACGTTACAAAGCTAGATATCGACCATCTTACTCTCGTGGTTAAGAAAAAACCTGTATATTCGGCTACATCGGTTGAATTAAGGGCAGATGTTGAAATAGACATCGAAACAAGGTCGTCCGAAGATAAAATCGAGCTAAAAATGGTTGAAACACCCAAGAAACCCATTGACCTATCGCAGTATCGCAACAGAATAAACCATTTAAGAGTCGGCAAATAGTCGGCTTATTTTTATGCAGAAAAGGAGATAAGTATATGAACTTAAAAAAGCTCTACGAAGAGAGAAACGCAAAAGTGACAGCAATGAAAGCCATCTTATCCAAGATGGAGACCGAAGAGAGAGCGGAAATGACCGCAGAAGAAACAGCAGCATTCGATAAGGCAGAGACAGAGGTTAGGGCGTTGGAAGAGACGATCACGAGAGCAGAAAGAGCAAGAAGTCTGCAATTGAACGTTGTAACCGACGGTAAGAAAGACGAGCTCAGGGCCGAAGAAGCAGCGGGAGTAGAAGAAAGAGCATTCGCTGACTATATCCGCGGAGTAGTTACAGAGCAGAGAGCCGACGTCAACTTTACCACAGGCGACAACGGAGCAGTAATCCCAAGCACTATCGCTAACAAGATCATCGAAAAGGTTTATGATATTTGCCCGATATTCGAGCTATCAACTCGTTATAACGTAGGTGGTACATTATCTATTCCTTACTACGATGAAACCACACAGCAGATTACCATGGCATATGCGGATGAGTTCGTTGATCTCGAATCTAAGGCCGGAAAGTTTACGAGCATTTCATTAGCCGGATTCCTTGCAGGCGCATTAACAAAGGTTTCTAAGAAGCTGTTAAACAATTCCAACTTCGCACTGGTTGATTTTGTTATCAAGAAAGTAGCAGAAGCTGCAAAGAAATGGATTGAGAATGAGTTGCTCAACGGTACCACAAATAAAATTGCTGGATTAACCGGGGTAACGCAGATTGTTACAGCTGCAAGTGCTACTGTGATTACATCCGATGAATTAATCGATGTTCAGGAAGAAGTGCCGGACGAGTTCCAGGATGGAGCAATCTGGATCATGAACAGAGCAACCAGAAAGGCTATCCGTAAGCTTAAGGACGGCGATGGTACATACTTACTGCAGAAAGATTTCAATGCTAAATGGGGCTATACATTACTTGGTAAAGATGTATATACCACAAACAATATTTCTACTATGGCAGCTGGCAATACTGTTATTTTCTACGGTGATATGAGCGGCTTAGCAACCAAGGTATCAGAAGATGTATCCGTGGAAGTGCTCAGAGAGAAATATGCTACACAGCATGCTATTGGAGTAGTTGCATGGATGGAAATTGATGCCAAGGTCGAGAATGCACAGAAGATCTCTAAGTTAGTCATGAAAGCTGTTTAGGCGGTGACCGGATGTTAGTAAAAGCCAAGACGAGTTTTACAGGTGCTTTTAATATGTATAAAGGTGAGGTTAAGGAGTGCAACGATCCTGTTGTACTCCAAGACCTTCTTCAAGCCGGATACATAGAAGAAGTGAAGCAAGAAACCACTACGAAAGGTGGTAAAGAGAATGAAAGCAAGCGAAGTAACAGTACAAAACGTAGCTGATTATTTGCACCTTGAAGACGGAGAATACAAACCGCAAGATATTCAGGATTTAATAGATATATCAAAGATTTTTATTTCGTATTATACCGGAATACCTATAACATCCACAGATACCGCCGTGAAAACGTTAGACGATTACGGTGATTTTGTAATAGTGGTTTATATATTATGCCAAGATATGCACGACAACCGAAGGTTATATGTGGATAAAACCAATTTAAATAAGGTTGTAGATACAATACTAGGAATGCATTGTATTAATCTGTTGTAGGAGGTGTCTGCAAATGAATCCGGGTGAATTTAAAGATAAATTATCTGTATTGGGACTTAAGCAAACAGGAAACACCTACGCATGGGAGTCGACTTCTGGTTTATGGGCCAAAGCCGAACAACTTAATGGCAATAATCTGTTTTCCAAGGTAGGGCTAGGCGCAAAATCGATCAAGTTTACAATCCGTAAGAAAAGTGATCTTACATTGCATAATGCCTTTGGGTGGCAGGGTAAGCACTGCTTCTTAACAGACATTATAGAAAAAGATCGCATGTATTATGAGGTCGCAGCAGCGTTGATAGAACCTCGAACTTGCTCTGTAGAGCGAACCGGCGAACCGGTTTTAAATGAGCTTAACCGCCCGATTTATAGTGAGGACACAACAGTGACCTTCCCAGGCTGCCTGACTGAAAAATATCTGGGTCATACCCAGGGAGAACCGATGGCAACCAACGAAACAAGGCATGTGCTTGTAACACCGAAGTTGATTATACTAGTAGTTGGAGAACTGGTGACAATTAATAATACTTCCTATACTGTGATAATCCCACACCTACTTGATGAGTATAAAAACGAATATGAAATAATGGTTAAGGAGGACACATAATGCAGAGTGTTGATCTATCAGCATTTGAAAGATTTGACGATGACCTGAAAGCTCTGCTTGAGGAAGTGCCTGAAAGACGCAGAGAACTGCATGAACGGATAGCAGATGCCATCAAGTCTGAAGTGGATACGCAGATTGCCAATTCAGGGTTAAATGATAGCTCCGGGCATGTAAAGGACTGGCAGGAGCAGCACGTTGGATCTGGTGGAGGATACGCAGCCGTGCGTTCGACGGATAAAAGCACTGGTGACTATAGCCCCGGGGCAATTACGAATTATCTTGAAAATGGTCATAAAATTAGAGAGCCATCCGGAAACAGTAAAAATTACCGACCACGTATAATAAAACCTTATGTAGACGGATTTCACTTCTACAGTGCTGCAAGAAATACGGCTGAGTCTAAAGCAATAGAAGCAGTTGATGAATACGCAGATGAAATAGCACAGAAATTGGAGGGATAAGCAATGATTAGGCAAACCGATATATTTACAGCAATAAATCGCATGCTGGTTGATGTTTATCCAGAACGCATAGTCTATCCCAAGGAGCCAGCAAAAGATTTTAATAGATCCTCATTTTTTATTGAATTTGTGAGGATAAGCTCAAAAGATGTTAGCAGAACCACTGTTGAAAAGACAGTGTACTTTACAATCACATGCTTTGTGCCTCCGGATAAAAATAAAGCTTACGATAGAGAAGAACTTGCATCCATACAAGACAATATTCTGCAAGAGTTACAAAAGGGATATATAAATGTATGCGATAGAGCTTTACACATTAAGGCCAGCTCAGGAGGAATGGACACAGACAGAGCTTATATAGATTTGCAATTTGAATATTTTGATAACCGAACCGATGAAGTAGACCAGACACCTATTGCTACATCGGTTACCACAAGAATACAGGAGGTATAAAAAATGAAATTGCCCAATATTAACATAGTTTTTTCAACACAGGCTGCCAGTGCCATAGCGCGATCAGAAAAAGGCGTAGTGGCATTAATTGTGCGTGATGCAAGTGTAAATGGCGGCCATATCCTTACAAGCATCACACAGATACCAGAAACACTTGGACAGGCAAACAAAGACTATATCACAAGAGCGTTTATTGGATACGTAAATCCACCAAAAAAAGTGATTGTTTACGTACTTCCCACAACCGCAGCGGATCTGACTGAGGCACTGAATTACCTTGCAACACAGACGTTTGACTATTTAGCAGGGCCACCGGATATTACAGTCGCAGAATGCACAGCTGTTGTTGCGTGGATAAAAGCACAAAGGGATATCGGACTAATTCCAAAAGCAGTACTTCCGAATACCGCGGCGGACAGCGAAGCAATAATCAACTTTACAACGGATGGAATAACAGACGGAACCACAACTTATACCAGTGCAGATTACTGTTCAAGAATAGCCGGAATAATCGCAGGCACACCGATTACGATTGCTTGCACATTTGCAGCTCTTCCAGAAATCGCTGATGTGGACAGATTAACAAAGGACAATATTGATAATGCACTAAACTCCGGAAAATTTATTATCTTTTACGACGGAGAAAAAGTTAAAGTTGGACGTGGTATTAACTCACTGCAGACAATCACAGCATCTAAGGGAGAGGCTTATAAAAAGATTAAGATTGTTGAGACAATTGACATGATCCGTAAGGATATAAAGGAAACAGTAGAGGACAACTATATTGGTAAATATGCCAACAGCTACGACAACAAGTGCTTGCTTATATCTGCAATCAAAGGGTACTTTACCGGTCTTGAAGCTGACGGAATCCTTGAAAGAGACACTAGCGTAGTAGAGATTGATATTGACGCTCATGAGGTATACCTGCAAAGCATTGGCAAGGATACATCTACCATGAACGAACAGGAAATAAAGACCGCTGCAACTGCTGACAAGGTATTTTTAAGGGCGAGAATAACTATCCTTGATGCAATTGAGGATATCGACCTTAATATCACGATTTAAGGAGGGCAAATATGCAAGGAAATAGAATAATGAGCGGTACCTGGGGCGAGGTATGGCTTGATGGTGACTATGTATCAGAAAGCTATGGATTACAGGCAAAAGCATCCTTTACAAAAGAAGATGTGAATATATGCGGCCAGATGGCAGTTGATAAGAAGATTACGGCTATCTCCTATACCGGATCGGTTAAATTGCATAAAGTAAACAGCCGTATGGTTATCGCTATTGGAGATAGGATAAAGAAGGGGCAGGATGTACGCTTCACTATCATATCAAAATTGGATGATCCTGATGCTTACGGTGCGGAGCGTGTAGTGTTGCGAAATATATCTTTTGACGATGTAACACTAGCAGATTGGGAAGTCGCAAAGAAGGGCAGCATAGAAGCGCCGTTTACCTTTACAGACTATGAATTTCTCGATAAAGTGGAGGTATAAATTATGGATGCGTTAGAATTATTATTACGAGCAGAAATACCGGATTTACCGGAAAAAACATACAAACTGAAAAGGCTCTCTGCTATTTATGGGGAGCCTGTAGTTTTTAAACTGAGGGCACTGCCTTACAACCGTGCTGCTGAAATAACTAAGAACCAGACAGAAGAAATGAACGTTCATATCATTTTAGCTGGCACAGTAGAACCAAACTTAAAGTCCTCTGAACTTCTCGCAAAATTCAATGCTGTGACTCCGGCAGAGCTCGTAAAAAAGATGCTCTTACCGGGAGAGATCGAAGACCTTTCAAGGGCAATAGAAAAATTAAGCGGATACCGTGAGGTAACGCTGGTGGAGATTAAAAAAAAATAGACACTGATGTGGAAATGCAACTGCTGTTTTATCTATTGACAGTACACCACATATTGCCAGGTTCTTACTATAATCTACCTGAAGGAGAAAAGGTTGTAGTAAGAGCTATTTTTGAAAAAGACATGGATAGAAGGCTTTCCAGATAATATAATTCTACCATCCGGCAGTGGAAAGGAGGTGCGATATGGCGCGTGATATTAGCATCGCGATAAGCGCAAAGGATAATTTTTCTCAATCAATCGCTACGATGCGAAACGCTAATCAAAGCTTTAATAAGGATTTGACAGGGTTACAGACAAAACTTAATGAATTAAACAGAACCAAAGCCATATTAAAAGTAGATACAGATAAAGCCAAATCATCATTAAAGGATGCCGAAAAGCAATTTGCCAAAACAGGAGAAGCAGCGGACAAGTTAAACCTTGAGCTGTCAAATGCAAATTACGAAAATGCACGACGAAATCTATCCTTGGTATCCGGTAATGCAAAGCAAGCCGAAAAAGACATTTTAAACCTGACTGGTGCTATCAGTAAATCAGAAAATAGAGCCGGAAGATCCGGTTCGTCCGGTGGAACAAGCGGCCTACTAAGCGGTATTGCTACCTCAGGAGCCGTTGGCATGGTTGGCAATATACTCAGCGACTTAGCAACAACAGGGGTTGGCAGTGCTTATGGTGGAGAGGCGAGCATTTTAGCAA